GGGTGAAAAGCATAGCTCATCATGAACAGTAAGCATTGGCAAAAGCCCTTCTTTATAACAGTCAAGCATAGCTCTTTTCGTTTGATCAGCTGCAGATCCTTGAATTAACTTATTTAATGCTTTGTATGTAAAAGCTCTACGAATAAACGGACCATACTCTTTCATGGCTCTTTCGTATGGCAATGGTTTTTTATATCCAAAGGATCTAGGTTCATACAAATCAAACCTACACTTGCGACCAAGTAATGTCCTGATAGAACCTGCATCCCCCGCACGGTCACTAGCCATTTTTGCAAGATCCTTTACAAAAGGCACTCTTTCGTGATGGATGTCCAGAAGATCCGTTGCCTCGTCTTTAGTAATTGAAAGTTGTGCCGCTAACTTACCTTTGCCCATTCCATACATGATACCAAGATTTACAGTCTTTGCCTCAGTCCTGCTAATCTCTGCGATATCGGCAACCATTTGATGCAAGTCTCCAGTGCCTGCGTCATACGCTTTTTTAATTGCAGTAAGGGAGGGACTTTCTACGATAAGATTAGCAAAATGCACAAGCAACCTTGGCTCTTGACTCGCATAATCAAACGAGCCCCATCTACAACCGTTCTCTGGAATAAACAAACCACGAATTAAACTTTTAATCTCTTTGTCTCTTGAAGGAATTTGCTGAAGATTAGGGTTTGAGCTTGAGAATCTACCCGTAACGGTTCCACCATCATCAGAGCGTAATTGATGAAATTCAGCATGTATTCTACCTTTGGTCTCATGCCTTAGAATCGTGTCTATAAAAGTACTGTCTGCCTTATCAAACTCTCTTAGTCTTACAATGGCTTGCGCGACCTCGTTACTATGTGATTGAAGCCATTGCTTAGTAAAGGAGGGCGCGCCTTGTTCTGTACGTGTATAAGGTTCTCCTAAAGCGTCAAACACCTTTGCGACAGAGGCGCTGGCCCAAGGCTCTACTGTTACTCCGGACTTTTCTTTAATAAACGAGTGTAAAGTTTTTACTTTATTTTGAAGAGACTTTTTAGCTCTCTCTGCACCATCGACATTTACCTTAACCCCTTGAGTCTTCATGTCTAACATCATTGGTATGAGATCAGTTTCAAGCTCCCAAATGTTTTTTAAATCCTGTTTAGAAATCTCATTTTTAAAAAAGTGCCATAAACGCAGAGTTAACGCGGCATCTTGTTCAGCGTAAGCACCCACATACTTTGGGGGAAGTTTATACATTTGTGATTTAGCATCAATTCCAAATTCTTTTGCCGCAGCGCGAAGTAGCTTTTCGTTTTTTGTCTCTCCAAGATAATCCTTGCCAAGAGAATTAAGAGCGTAACTTAATCTATTTTCATCCACTAATGCGCCAGTAATCATCGTATCAATGACTCGACCTTGCACCTCGATGCCTTCGGCTCTCATCCAGCCCAAATCATAGGAGGCATTGTGCATGATTTTGTCAATGTTAGGAGTTTCCATGTGCTGTTTAAGCCAACGCAAAGCCATTTTAGCACCGACGTTCTGGCCCCGCTCATGTCTTATGGGGAAATATCCGCTCCAGTCATTGGATGCTATTGCGATACCTACGATGAAACCGTCCTTACGAGCCCATCCGGGTCCAAGCACTTTTAAATTTGGATCGCACGTTTCTAAATCCACTGCCAGTTCTTTGCAATGGCGTAGATCCGGAAACTCGCTTGGAATATTCCAGTCTTGCTCAATGAGATCCATTTCATTTTTGATTTGAAAATCTTTATCTTGAGTAGGCCGTTTAAACAGATTTGTCTGATTTTTCATTTTTTGTGTTTTCTATGATTTGGTCTACCATTTTTCTGGTCATAACTTCACCAATCTTAGGCTGCTTTATTTTTTCTTCCCTTATACCAGACTCAGCACCAAGAGCCGTATAACCTAACTTATCAATCCAAGAATCTTTGTGACCCCAGTTTTTTAAAATTCTACAGGTCTTTAACCAGTCCATCATAAGGGCCACATGCGCTACGTCAAAACCCACCCCAAAATCTGGGTCGTTACAAGAATTGGCTATAACCTGCCAACCCACGGCAATATCATGAAACATTTCGTCAGCATCACCGTAAGTTTCTGCTCTCTCTCCATTTATAAGCTCTAAAGCTTCTAAGATTGCTTGTTCTTTTTTCATCCTGTACATTCTCCATGATCTTGTTGACAAAGATATGCCTCATCATCAAATAACCAATCACCTTGTCTTGAGACAAAATTATTTAACTCATACCCACTTGTACGACCACCGCTAAAATTTATCGCCACATGCCCTTCAGGAAGTTCATATTTCATAGCGGTATTTCTTGTTTGACTCTAATAAATATAGATTTTCTCTGGCCCTAGTAATCGCGACGTAAAAAGCTCGATGCTCCTCATCTTGATCATCGTTATTTACACAAGCATAAGTACTGCCAAGATAAACTATGCAGTTGTCATCCTCCCCGCCTTTCATTGCGTGAAATGTTGAGACGTTTATGCGTGGTGGCTGTGTAATATCTTCTCCCATACGTTCTAGAGACTCAATATAAATTCTCTCTTGCTCCCCTAATCCTGCCACGCGATAAGAATCTGCTTCCTTGGGAGCAACTAATTTAAAATTTTTAACTAACTCCCAGTAGTCATACGCAGCGTCTATCGGACATTCTTCAATGAGCTTTCTACCTCCACGTTTAACGACTTTATGGTCTCCCTGCTTTGGAACTATCTCAAAGAAAATTTTTAATTCTAAAGCTGGAACAGAATCTCCTGATTGAAGACGCTCCCATACTTTCATGGTAATAACTCGCTTTGGATCTACTGAAGGGACATTCTTTAACGAATAATAATATCCTAATACACGAAGTTCCTCTGCAAAATCTCTCGCAAAAGAATTGGTTCGGGCCATGATGGTCCAAGACCCTTTCTCCAACGGCGCATCAGAAAGATGCAAAATCGCATGTACCTGACCACACTCATCTTTAGGTAAGAACTCTTTTGGCAACCGTACTGAAATACGCTTAGATAGATCAACGGCAAGTTTCCAAATACTTTGAGGTAATCTGTATGATTGTTTCAATACATGTATATTTTTTGACCTTTTTATAAACAAGTCAACGTCTACACCCGCCCACTTGTGAATGGCTTGGTCATCATCCCCTGCTACAATCGTCTGTTTACTTGATGAGGACATCTTTTTCTCCATGTCCCACTGCAAAGGCAGTAAATCTTGTGCCTCATCTACAATTAGAAGATCAAATTTTGGAGGATCAACATATTTCACATAAAGTTCAATCATGTCCTCAAAATCATGTTTGTTATATGTTTTCTTATAGTTTTGTATTGTTTCATATATTTGAACTAACTTCTCATAGTGCAGCGTTGTATTATTAGAGACGTTTAACTCGTCAGATAAACTTACTTTCCGCAAACGTGAACGGGAAATAACATTCATATATTCACCTGCGTTTCCACCTACCGTGGTCATCACAACCCCATCATTCATTAAATTAGGAGTGCCTTCAAAGTCTAAACCAAGACTATTACCGATTACTTCAAAATCCTTTGAACCCAAGAGTTTTGTACTGTCCAGACCCAAGGCAGACTTGCCAAGAGCGTGCATTGTTTTGACATAAGGAAAAGCTTTTTTATTGAGGTTAAACTCTAAACAAAGACGATCTAACATCTCCTCAACAGCTTTTCGTGTAAACGAGACCATACCCAACTTAACAGGAGAGCCTCCCGCGCCTAAATATTCTCTAACATGCTGAACTAAAGTGTACGTTTTACCGCATCCAGGAGGGCCTAAGATTAATTTATCCACCCTTCTTTTCCTCTAACCAATCCTCTATATCCTTCTCAACCCACCTTGTGGCTGGCTTCCGGTTGTCACTAAGTCTAATTGGAGTTGGAAAAGTGCCTTCACTTGTCCATTTCCACACGGCAGCTTCGGAAATATTAAGCATACCCGCTACTTCTTTTGCTTTTAGTAATTTATTAGAACGGGATGTCATTCTCTTGGAACTCCTCTGGATCTAGTTTTACTTCTGTTTCTTCAAATTGTGGAACCCACCAAACTCTTATTGTGGATCTACTATCGTCTCTTTTTTTAATGGCATGATGTCCGTTACACTTATCATCGTTATTAATTTGTCTTAATTGTTCTTGAATCTGCACCCCACTGTAGTGATCGAACCTCCTGTTTTTTAGAAATTCCATTAAACCATCCATTTTGAAAAAGGTTTTGCCGTTTTCTGTCCAAGGCTTGCCAAGTTCCATTTCTTCAGGAACCATTGCTCGAACACGGCCTGTGCAATAAGACTTTAATAACTCTTTGAATTGACCGGATATCGTTAGTTCAGGAGGGACTTCTATTGTCACAGCGTCCCGCATTAATGTTTGAACCATCTTTTGCCATTTTTTACCTCTAACTATTGGAGGCATTTGATTCGCTTGTTCCATACAGGCACGTTGCCAAAGCGAAGGATTTTGCAACTGTTCCGTAAACAGTTGTATTCTTTTGCCATTAACATTCATAAAATATAATCGAGGCTCTGATAACATAATTGTCAGACCACCAACTTGCGGCATGGTCTCTGCCTCGCTGCCAATACCATGAGGTCTTGTCGCACATAGCTCTGGGTCACAGAAACTTTTAAAGGGCTCTTGACCACACAGAAACTTATAGTCTTTACGGCCCACCGACTTTTGAACTTGTAACATTTCCTTCGCCTCTAAGGGCGGCGTAAACATTTTACGGTTTTCTCGTTCTATTTCTGGCTCCCAATCATCACCAAATTTCTTCCTAATATATATTCCAATCTGTGTAAGGCATTGATTGCGGTTGTCTCCAATGGGGCCGTGGGAAAATATATGTTCTAGGCAGACAGGGCCATCAGTAAAATATTTTCTTTTACCTGCAAATTTTAAAGACTCTAAATCCAACTCCTTAATTCTTTTATTTTCAACTTCTACTAAAAATTCTTCTAACTCCATTTCTTCAAGGTCAGGCTTAAAGCAATACCTAGTTGTCATTTTACATTTGAAATATGGGAGGTTGATTGGATTACCCATATCACCCCTTTCAATCAATATCTTTTCTTGCTTAGGAAATATTTCTGCATCAGCGAAACCCAAAGCGATTTTAATTTCCGTCAAATAATCTCTCAAAGTAGGTGCATCTATAAAGTCGTGTAAAAATAAAAAAAGGTGTGCACCGCCAGATTTAGATCGACAGTGCAATAATGGTAATTTTAACTGTTGTATTTTGTCTTGGAGACCTCGATGGTCTAAGTCATAATCGTCAATATCTAACGCACCCCATTTACAGGTACTATCCCGTAATATGGGTATCGATCCAACACCTATCTCTCCATCAAGATGGCGTTGGATCTTTTGCTCGTCCAAAGGCTCACGCACAGTGCGATTATCGGTTTCGGCTTTGCCGTTGCGATTCATTCGCTTAACAATAGCTGTACCATGCGCGACCTCTGAACCAACAAAGGCAGCAAGAAAACGCTTTGCTAAAGACATTTAAAAAGGAACTTCAGTGTCCTTAACGCGACTTTGGCTCTTCGTTTGTTTTGTGCCAGAAGCGTCGTTGTCATTCTCATTTGATTTAACGGTTACAGCACCCTGCTTACAAGAAATGTGAAAGTCCTTTGCCATCATAAGCTGACCTGGTGAAGCGTCCCCGTCTAACTGCACGGACCATTCAAAATATTTAGCGTTTTTTCCCTTGATCTGTTTCGTTACACCCTTGGTTGTAAGATTCCAAATATTGTAAAATATTGGTGCCTTAGCAACCTGACCTGTTTTGGGATGCTTCATTGTTCGGACGTTTATAGCTGACTTCCATTGGCGGCTTGTTTTTAATGAAGCTTTAATCATTGGAAGTATTACTGGACGCCAATTGTCATCTCCGTCATTCATTAGACAGGCATAATTATCGGTTTTGATAACTTCTTCGCCTGTGTCTGTTAATAACTCAGAAGTGCCTTCACGAACTTTGTTCGCAGCGTTATATTCTAGTTCTGTAAGTTCTCTTGTAAAACCACCTTCTTCAGCAAAAACAGGATAATTTGTTCGAACATAACAGGCGATAATTTTAATTGGCTTAGACCATTTTTCGCCCGTTAATTTACAATAAATGTCGCCTACTTCTAAGCCTTCAACTTCATCTTTTTCTGGCGACATGCTTTGAATCATTTTTAACCGTGGCGGTTGAATTTCATTTGGATCGAAATCCGCCCCAGCGCCAGCCATTTCAAAGACATCATCCATAACATCTGTGCTTAACTCTGCACTTTTTTTCTTTAATACCGCGTTACCCATATTTATGCCCCCCCAAGAATAGATTTAAGCAAAGAGATGCGTTCCTTCGCCATCTTCTTCTCAACCTTCATACTATTGTATAAAGCTTTTTGCTGCTCGTTAAGATCAGCCTCAAGTTCCAAGCGAGTTTGAAGCTCTTCTTCAATCTGTCTCTCAATCCACTCTCCTTCCATGAGCTCTTCGAAATCTGTTTCGTCTTCGTCGTTGTCCATGAAGCCACCATACTCATCAGTGTGGTCTTCATCATCCATTTCTTCCAGCATTTTATTCTTATACGCACCCATTATTTAGTTCTCCTTATTTCAACCATTGGCGCTACGTAGGCACCAAACAAATCTAAATCTATTTCTTTGCCTTGAGTGATACGCTCCTTAATAAACGCTTTCAGAGTTTGTGCATGAATGTGAGTTTTCTGTTTTGGATTTAAACCGTTGCGACGCATCTCTTCCATGAAGACACCAGCAACATTATCTTCTCCACGTCCAAAGGTAACACTCACATCGTTCTTTATAATGTCGTCAAGGTTTCTATCCCTCAACCACGTAAAAGCCTCTTCTCTG